ATCGTAGCCAACGTAGAGTCTATGCTTGCCTCTGGACACATGACAAACGACGACCTGGCACTTGTACTCGAACAGACCGCTGCTGCCAAGGAGATGGCCAATAAAGCCTACGACGAGGTGCGTGATCTCATGGGTAAGCGCCTTGGACAGAATTATCTGTACGGCTCTGGAAGCAAGTTCGAGGTGAAGGGTGGCAACAAGATGTCATACGACTACTCCAACTGTGACAGCATCAAGGAGTTTGACAACGACCTCAATGTTCTCGACACTCAGGTCAAGGCTCTGAAAGCTGCTAAGTCTGCGAGAGAGAAACAGATCGCATCAGCCTACGAAGCACAACGTTATGGAGACCTCAAACGAGTTGACCCAGAGACAGGTGTCGAGTATTCCGACATCCCAACGCCTATTTCGGGCAACACCACCTACGCATTTACGCTCGCGAAATGATTACACCAGGAGTACAGATAGATAAGGATATTGCTGAGGCCAAAAAGTCGGTGGGAGAAGCCTACCGATCTGGCCAGATGTCCCAACAAGACGCGCAAGAGGAGCTTGAAAGCATCAAGGAGCGTCTCCAGCGGGCGAAGCAAGTAAGTAAGTCTGCTTGGAACAAGTCACTCGAAGAGCTTGAAGAGTTACTGGAGGAGATGTCTAAAGATTTTGAGTTATATTCGCACTCAAATGAGCATAGCTTCGCCGAACAGTTTAACAGACTCAACCTCTTGGCCGGAACAATCTACGGCCTCGAACTCACCCTTACATATCGTCGCGCATGTAGCAGCAAATCCTACGTGGAAGCGTAACGGTCGCACGGTTTGCGGGAAAAATGTTACCTTTGTAGTGTCTGCCAGCGATGAGGACACTGCTCATGAGAAAGCCCATATCATCGCAGAATCACAACATCTAAGAATAAATCATGTCAACTTCACTCGAACTGTCTGGCACGCTGCATAAAGTGTACCCTGCCGACACATCAAACCCGAAATTCACAAAGCGTGAGTTCGTCATCAAAATCGAGGATGCCGAGTATCCGCAATTCCGCAAGTTCTCTCTGGCCAAGAACTCAATCAACGAGATTGATAAGTTCAAGCCGGGCCAAACTGTCACGGTTTCGTTCAACCCCAATGGCCGCGAATGGGTAGATCCCAAAACGAATGAGCCGAAGTATTTCAACGACGACCAGGCTTGGAAGCTCGCTGGCAATGGAGGAGCGCCATCTGGCAACTCTACACCTGCCAAGCCAGCTACCGCCAAGTTTGACGCTCAAGCATTCGCCGCCGATGACGACCTCCCATTCTAAGGTTGCCCCAAAGCACTACTCCTCCAAGATCTCACCCCTCGAAGCAATTCAGGAGTGGGGTCTTGGCTTTTGCCTTGGCAACACGGTGAAGTACATCGCTCGTTGTGGCAAGAAGGATGGAGAGACACGCCTCGATGATCTTGAGAAGGCTATGTTCTATCTGGCTAAAGAGATTGAGTATGAGAAGGATAAGGATATTGAGGTTGACTTTTGCGAAGTGCAGCTTGCGAATGGTGACGAGTACCGTATTGCTCGTGGGAGAGTTGACGAGATAGATGATGATGCTATTGATGTTGATAGTCAAGCATTCCGCGAGAAATGGGGCAAGTACAAAATTAACCAATGAGCAAACAACTAACACTCCCCGTGATTCTTTCTGAGTCCGGGGATCTTCTTATCCAAGGCGAGCAGTATCAGAAAGACGTTTACATCAAGGCGCTTTCCGAAGGCCAGAACGTGCTGGCTAAATGCTCTATAGGCTCTGTCCCTAAGACGCAAGCGCAACTTGGGTACATCTACAACTACATGATCCCAACCATCGTGGAGCACATGTCTATGGTGCGTGAGGATCTCAACTGGAATAGCTTCTCAGCGGAGCTTTTTCTCAAGGCAGACCTCATGGGGTTTAAGCCTGTAGAGTTTGAGTTCAAGGGCAAAATCGCTTACACTTTCGAGGAGAGTAGCTTCTCTGGCATGACCGCTGGAGAACTCGCTGAGAATATCGACATCGCGATCAAGCGTGCTGCTTCTGATTATTTTCTTATCTTTGATGATCCTAACAAGGATTGGAAGAACAGGAAAACCAAAGCCACGTAAATAAACTTATGAGAGGAAGCTCAGTTTTTGCACCAGCCAGGACTCGACAAAAAACACCAGCGGTAAAAGGTCGTCGCAGGAAAACAGCGCTTGAGATGATGAAGACCGAAGAGTTCCTGCACTATCAAGTGTGTGGGTATTTGATTAAGCTGAGAGAGAAACACCCTGAGCTTGAGTATCGTACAGACCTTAGTGGTATGCGGATGCCGATCTCGATGCGCCTAAAGATATGGCCGTCCAAGTTTGACAACGCACCAGAGTGGGCGAAGGATCTCCAAAGCACAAGTGGCTGGCCAGACATCCAGGTAATCCTACCGGGCAAAGGCACACTTTATCTTGAGCTTAAAAAGGACGGGGTAAAGCTGTGCAATCGCAAGGGTACATGGGCAAATGCTCACTTTGCGGAACAAGCCTCGATGCTTGATAAGCTGCGCCGATCTGGAGCCTGTGCTGTTTTCGCCGTTGGCCTTGACGACTCTGTGTGGTCAATCGAAACATGGCTTGTATCTCCACAGCTACTACACAAGAATAGTAAACATCAAATAGGTAAATGAAAAGTCCATCAAAAATACTAAGGCCGCACGTTATAGAGCCGGGAGAAAAGCATAAGGATATTGATATGTGGGACGAGTGGATGGGTGTAAGATACGCCATCCGCAACAGGCCCATCAACCTACCTAATGACCGCCCAACACACTTTACTGAGGAGGATGAGGCACGCCTGATCAACATCGAGCGGAAACTGCTTCAACTCACTCAGAAGGTGGTGGCGAACGAGGGCCAAGAAGAGCGCCGTCTCAGGGACATCGAATCCTTCGAGCAACAGAAAGCCGAACTCGTACAGAAGCGTAGATCGCTAACTGAGTGGGAGTACACAGAGATTTCCCGCTGTATCTTTGGATGGGAAACGTTGACCGGAGAGCATTACTTTTGGCTCCGGTTTTGTCGTATTCGCCGTAACATCGATGGTGGTGGCGCTGAGATGATCTCACCCGACTATCGTGCTGATGAGGACTGGTACTGGAGAAACATACGCCGATGCCGCCAGGATGCTACAGGTCTTGTAGGTGGGAAGAAACGCCGCTATGGTAATACGTGGAAGTTCACAGCACTCGCTTGCTATGAGATGATCTTCCGCAACTCCTCCGTGTTCTTCGTGACCGCAAATGAGGATGATGGAAAGAAGTTCTTCAAGGACTATTTTGGTCAGATGTGGGAGCTATTACCTCCATTCCTCAAGTCTTGGAAGCCCGCTGTTGCAGACAATGCTACGTGGAAGTCCTTCGCTGCGAGTGATACGGTATCCTTTGTTCGTGAGTATTTCTTCCAAGAACTCAAGATCGACGAAAAGGAGAAGTTCTCTCTCGGTCTCAAGCGTCCTGGCAAAGAAGCCCCTAACTGTAACCTGCGTACTGCATCTGCCAAGAATGATGAAGGTCTCGTGGGTGATGGTGTATCGCTCGTGATGATCGACGAAGCCGGGGAGATGACTCGGCTACCGGATGTGCTCAACAAGATCATTCCAATGCTCTCCAGTGGCTCCAATCGTAAACGAGCCGGGTATCTGCTTGCACTTGGTACAGTGGGTAATATGGATGGCGCTGGTCACGTATTCAAGACGGTCTACAAGACACCGGGCCACATCTACGGACTCAACAAGGTGCTTATCCCAGGGTGGATGGGCGAGGGATACGACAAGTGCGGCAATGTAAACAGGCAAGAAACAGAAGCGGAGATCAGGACTCGAATATCTGAGTTGGTAGAAGCCAAGCGCATGGATCTCATCGTCCAAGAGCGCCAGAAGTATCCTCTCACCGAGGAGGATATGTTCCTCGAAGACAACGCAAAGAAGCTCATGCCGATGCTCTACGTTGAGCAGGCTCGCACTATTATGGATGCCGAGAACTGTAACCAGAACCTACGCTTCGGCACGTTTATGCGGACAGAGAGGGGCAAGGTTGAGTTCGTGGATCAGCAAGCAATCCCATCCAATGACAAAACAAATCCAGAGGAAATAGGATATTGCCAATGGGTAATAGCTGAGGAGCCGATGCGCAATAGACTCTACAAAAACATGTATGTAGCTGGTTGTGACCCTATTGACATGGATAAGACATCTCGATCCCTGTCAAAAGTTGGCTATGTTCTATCAGATTTTGCCGGGGTGATCTACAAGCGCATGTGTGGAATCGGTGAGATCAAGGACAACATGGTTGCCTGGTACGTTGGGCGGCACGAGAATCTTGATATGTGTTATGAGCAAATGCTTCTGTGTCAGGAATGGTACTCATACACAACGGATCAGGTAGGGCTTGCTTCTGAGCTTGACCATTGCAAGGTAAACATCGAGGATCAGCGTGGCCAGCGTATGTGGACTTACTATCGCGACAGAAACGCCCTGGACTACATCAGCTATGGCGTAGGTGCTGCTATCGACGGCAAGAGAGGTGACAAGTGGGGCTTCCACAACGACGCATCGTGGTGGGGCTGGGCATACAAAGATGGTCAAGAGTGGTGGCCAGTTAACTACACCAATGTAAAGTGCTACAAGCTGGTACGCGAGGCCGGATTACTTGGCGGTAATGACAACACTGACTTGTCGGTAGCGTTCTTTGCAGCCAGACAGCTTGCTCGTGAGTACAATATGCGCGACACCAATCTTGGAGGAGCCAAACAAATAACCAACTCACCCGTAAAGAAAACAGTGTATTATGATGTAGTTGGCGGCAAGATAGTTCCAACATACGGTCGCCGCGTAAACAGGAAGCAATACTACCAAAAGCCCACCCAATGATCCAAGGACTACTTACCATCGCCATTCCAGAATCCCAAAAGAACGAGGAGTGGCACAAGGCGTATGCCCAGCAGATCCTCACGGGCGCTGGTATTGGAGACGGATGGTTCTTTGAGAGCCTCCGGGTGTGGAACAACTACAAGGGTATCGAAGACCCAGAAGAGTATATCCCTATTGCGCGTACATCCCAGGGTGATGCTCTCCCTGTCGAGATCCAAAGCTATAACGTTGTTCGCAATATCATCAAGAACATGCTTGGTGAATTGTATGCGAAGCCACTCAATGTAAACGTATCCGCCCTTTCTCGCCACGCTCTTTCCCGCAAGTCGGAGGAGTTGTTTGATCGCGTTGTAGACTTCGAGATGAAGCCACTGGCAGAGCAAACGTTTGAGGCTACTGGCATCCCCCTCAAGGCTATGCAAATGCCGGACGATGAGAAGGAGTTTGAGGTGGCCCAAAAGAACTATAAAGAGAAGGGAGAGCTATTCTATACACGCCTGCTACGCGACAACATGGTTCGCAATCGGATGGGTCGAGTGGTTTCAAACTCTCCCCGCCTGCAAGTATCATCATTCCTGGCCAACCACTTCGAGGAAGCATGTGTTGCAGGCCGAACTTTCTGGCAGGTTGTAAACGAGTGTGGTAACGTAAAGGTCAATGACCTTGATCCATACACCGTAATATTCGACCCAAACTGCGACTCGTTCTTGAATGGCGCAAGCTACATTGGATGGGTCAAGTATATGTCTCTGCCAGAGGCATCTGTCCAGTATGGCATTCCGGTTGAGGAGCTTCAATCTCTGCGCACGGCTACTGGTGGAATGACTGGCAATACATTTGTCGGAGCCTCTGCGTTAACAGGGGCACAGTTTGAGATCCCATACCAGTACAAGCGCAATGGGATGGACTACATCCTTATCTCTCACCTCGAATGGAAGGACACAAAGAGAAAGCGTGGGGAAATAGATGAGCGTGATAACAAGGAGTTTGCATCGCTTTATGATGAGGAGATACCTATGTATCTTCCAGAGTCGAAGCGCAAAGACATAGAACGTAAGCGGTCTAAAGCTAAGTTCTCGAAAAAGGTTGAGTATGAGATAGTTCGCTATTGTACGATGATTGCAAATCTCAAGGTTATTGACTATGGCATCATGGAAAACATGGTACGTCACGCCGATGACTGGACGATTACTGGCTTCTCGATTGGTGGCTATGTAGATGGATGGAAGTACGGCACAAATGTATCGCTCATGCAGCAGGTAATGCCACTCCAGAAGACGATCAACGAAGCGTGGGCAAAGCTGCGCATGGCTCTTGTTCGCGACCGTGGCAAGGCTCTTATCTACGACACTTACCAGGTTCCAAAAAAATACGACCTTGAGTATGTCACGGACTACCTGCCACAACTGATCGGGGTTATCCCTATCAACTCCCACCAGCAGGGCTACGACACCAAGTTCAATCAATTCCCCGTGGTAGATCGCTCGTTGAGCCTGGATAATATCCGCGCTTACTACGAGGTGATTATGCGTACTACAGCACAGATACGCGAGATGTTGGGATATACACCTCAACGCCTTGGACAAGTATCTCCTGATGCAGCGGTAGGAGCTACAGATATGGCCGTATTCACCTCAACCAATAGCACACGCTCTTTGTTTGAGGGATTCGACATCTCGATCAGCCAGCTACTCACGACCATCCTGGGCCACCTCAAGATCGTTGTGACCGAGATGCCTGAGAAATTCACAGATATTGTGGGTGATGATGGTGTAAGTTATATCGAGACAGACATAGACCACCTGCTCGACGATTATGGCGCATACGTTTCTCTCGTAGCCAACGACGACAAGAAGAAAGCGGTAATCGACCAGGCAGTATCCTTTGCCCTGCAAAACGGGCAGATGTCGTGGGTTAACGCTATCCGCATCCTGGGAGAATCTGATCCGGCAGAAGCACTTGCACTTATCGACCGCATGGAAGCCGAGGAGCAACGAGCCAAGAAGGCACAACAGGCGCAGGAGCAACAGATGGCTATGCAGGCGCAGGAGCAAGATGCTGCACTCAAGCAGCAACAGATGGAGCTTCAAGCACAAGGGCCACAACTCGCAGCACAGTCCAAGATACAAGCCGCTAACGTTGCCTCGGATACCGCGATTGAGACAGAGCGAATGAAACAAAGTGCTTTGCTGGCCAAGCAAGAGATGCAGAGCAAAAATGCAAAGGAACTGAAAAACGCAGATGCCGTATTACAAGCTATGGCAGCACGCCAGCAACAACGGTCTAAATCACAATAATTTATGGTAACGGGAACAGAACTCGATGATATTTTTGCGGCACAATTCTCGCCGCCCGCTGCCGAACCAGCAGCACCAGTAGTTGATCCGGCTACACCAGTTGCAGAACCTCCGGTAGCTCAAGTGGCTACACCAGAACCTCCGGTAGTAGTTGAGCCAATCGCCACACCAGCGCCAGTAGCTACGGTTGAAGAGCCAGTGGTTGATGATGACGAGAAGTTTGCGCCCGTAGGTGTTTACAATCTTTTAGGAGATGAGCCACAACCACCAGTTGCTACACCTATCCCACCGCCACAGGCAGCACCTCAACCAGGCGTTGACCCTGAGTTTTTGGCGCTACTCAAGAACAAGCTGGGTGTGGATGCAAGTGACTTCGCCTCCGCAAAGGCTGCGCTTGAGAATTACAAGACACCAACCATCGCTGGCTATGACGAAGTTGTTTCAGCCGCTATCCAACGCGGTGATATAACCATAGAAGAACTGGCCGCAAACAAAGTCCACGACTTCTCCGTACTACCCA